AAACAAAGTTCGTCATGTACGGTCAACATTGGGCACAAACCTTCTTTGTAGCATTCTACCATAGCTTTCTTAGTTTGATCCGCACTTGAGCCTTGAATCAATCTATTCAATGCTTTGTAAGTAAAGGCTCTTCTTATTCGGCCTTTCTCTCCGTATACATTTATTGCTTCTTTCATAGGCAAAGCTTTGTTAAATCCGTATGATACAGGCTCGTACATATCAAATCTACATTTACGGCCTAACCAAGTTCGTATAACACCAGTGCTCGCTGCACGATCCATGGCTTTTTCAGACAAAGATTTTAAAAAAGGAACTTTTTGATTATATGTTTCTAAAAGTTTTGAAGCTTCGTCTATATCGATATCCATAACATTAGCTAGTTTACCTTTACCCATTCCATACATAATACCAAGATTAACTGTCTTAGCTTGTTTCCTAGGTATATTAGCCATATCCGCTACCATTTGATGGAAGTCAGCATTACCTTCATGATACATCTTAACAACCTCATCAATCTGTGGATGTTTATCTACACCTGTCAAGGTGGCACAATAATGAACTAGCCATCTTGGTTCTTGTGATGCATAATCAAAAGACCCCCATTTGTGGCCCTCCTCCGGGATAAACAAACCACGAATTAATTTTTTGATCTCAGGATCTCGTGCAGGAATCTGTTGCAAATTGGGGTTACTTGAACTAAAACGTCCAGTAACAGTTCCACCACCATCAGATCGTAAGGAGTGAAAATCGCAATGTATTCTGCCATTATGAGAATGCTCAAGAATAGTATCAACAAAAGTTGTATTGGCTTTGTTTATTTCTCTAATTTTTATAATTTTTTGAGCAATAGGATGAGTGTTGTTCGACAAAAATTGTTTTGTAAACATGGGTGCCCCGGACTTCTCTGTGCGAGAATAAGGAAGTCCCACAGCATCAAAGACTTTTGCTACAGATGTGGCGACCCACGGTTCAAGGGTAACTCCAGTTTCCTTGACTATTTCATCTATAAGTGATCTTTCAAGTTTAGTTAATTGTTTTTTAGTTTCGTTTGCTTTATCTATATCAACACGAACACCTTTAGTTTTCATTTCAAAGAGCACAGGAAGTAAATTTATTTCTAGTTCAAAAATACTTGAACATTCTTCTTGTGTTATTTTCTTTCTAAGATTGTCCCAAAGTTTCAAAGTTATCAAAGCATCTTGCTCGGCATATTTACCCACATATCTAGGTGGAAGTTGCCACATACCAGATTTAGGATCAACACCAAACTCATCAGCTGCACACTTCAATATTTTCTCATCCTTGTATTCTCCAAGATAATCACGAGCAAGGGAATTAAGATTATACCATTTTCTATTTTCATCTAACAAAGGTGCTGCAATCATTGTATCTATAATTTTACCTTTGACTTCTATGCCTTCGGCTCTTAACCAACCCAAATCATATAAAGCATTATGAAAAACTTTAGTTATACTTTCATCATCACATAATTTTTGTAGCCATTTATAAACTATATTCTTTGACATATTCCCAGATTTATGGGCTATAGGAAAATACCAGGAGTTCTCTCCTGCTGCGACAGCTACTCCTATCACATATCCATCTTTCCTTGTCCAACCAGGACCAAGTGTTAATAGATTTGTATCTTTTGTCTCTAAATCTATTGCAACAGTTTCATATTGAGATAGATCAGGAAAAGTTTGAGGAGGTGTCCAATCAGAATCTATATTCCCCCAAGACATATCCTTTATATCTTGATCTAAAAAATGATATTGATCATGATTTGTCATTTATAATTTCTCCACCAAGTGCCGCATAACCTATAACGTCTGTCCAAGAATCGTCCTTTGAAATGTCTTCGGCAAGACGAGCAACCTTGACACCTATCATACAAGCCACAACTTCTTCTGGAGTGATTGCACCATTTAATTTTTTGTCTAATAGTATAGTCCATATATCGGCTATACGTTGATGATTCTTTTTAGCAGGACCATACTCCTTGGCTCTCTGTCCATTGATTAGTTTCTCTGCTTCATCTAAAAAATACATTCTGTCTTTTTTATTTGATTTCAAATCCTTGGCTGTGACTCTCATAGTCTCTGTTAAAGGTCTTTTTATTTTAAAAGGATCTTTAGTTGTAGTTTCAAGAACTTCGCACATTCTGTGAATATAACTATCCCAAAATGGTTTAGGGTTTCTTTCGTCAATCGATTTTTGTAAATACCATTCTTTTTTCATATATTAAATCCATGTTTTGTAGTTGTTTCTATTAAATGTAATGATTGTTTAGCACGAGTTGCTCCCACATAAAAAGTTCTTATCTCAGAATCTTGATCTAAGCTTTCTACACAGGCTTTGGTTGAATCTAAAAGTAGGGCTACGTTATCCGCCTCGCCACCTTTGGCTTTGTGAATTGTCGATATCCGAATCCTCGGAGAACCTGTCAGAATTCTCTCCCCTCGTCTCCTCGCTGACATTATGTAGGCCGTCTCTTGATCCGAGACTTTCAACACATTCTGCCACGGAGTCTCGTGTGATGCGATCAAATTGCATTTCTCTATAATGTCTTTTAGAGTATAAGTTTGTTCGGGATCTAAAAGGGAGAATCTTTTTCTCCCAGACTTCGTGATAATATTCGGGTTCAATAGTTTTGCAAAATTCTTCAGTTCTGCTGTAGACAAGCTTTGGTTTTTGCATAATTTAAGCCACACCTCTATTCCGTTAAGCACATTTGGGGAAATAGACCAACCAGTGCCTTCTCTCCAATAGAGATAGCCTTCTTCTTTAAGACGAGTACATATTTTATTTGTGATATAGTTAGTTCTCGCAAGTATTAACCATTCGCCACTAGTTAGATCTACATCAAGTATATCTCGATGCCATGTTATCGTGCCATCTTTTTTAGTGGGTTGCCATTCTTTTATTTGTCTGATAGATACTTTTTTTATGAGATTCTGTGAGAATTCATGCACGGCACTCGGTACACGATACGATTTATTAAGAACTAATTTATTCTCTGAAGCATTTAGAAAATCAGATAGTTTTACTCCCATCCAAGTATAAATAGCTTGATCATCATCTCCTGCATAATAAATTTCTTTAGAGTTTGGCACTAAAACTTCCTTAACCATCCGCCATTGTATAGGAGCTAAATCTTGTGCTTCGTCTATAATTAATAAATCAAACTTTGGACTTGTTCCTTCTTCAACAAATTTTTCTATCATATCAACAAAGTCTAATTTATTTTTTGCTTCTTTATAGTCGCTATATGCTTTAGCTAAATTTTTTAATTGTTGCCAATGCAACGTGTGATCCCAAGTGTCATTAAACTGTTGCTCTAAGCTTACTTCTCTAACACGAGCCATCTGTATGACTGCCATGTATTTATCACCACCCGCACCAATTTGAAACAAAGGACCATCTTCAAGACCTACTGTTGGATTGCTTCTGAATTCAAGACCTACTAGTCTACCTAATTCATTATAGTCTGATCCTTTAAATACTCGTTTGCTTTCTAACCCTAACCAAGTAAATGCTAATGAATGCAAAGTTCTGAAATAGATCATTTGATCCGTATTTAAATTTAGTTCTGCTGTAGCACGTTCTTTTGCTTCTGTTGCAGCTTTACGACTAAATGACATAAAGGCTATCTTAGTTGGATCCATTCCATCTGCTATTTTGTTCTTAACTAGATTAATTAAGCTAGTGGTTTTTCCTGTGCCTGGTGGTCCAAATATTGTAGTTTCCATCAGAAGGGGGCCTCTTCTTTTTCTATAGCTATCTCACTAACCTCAACCTCAGATGCAAACTCTGGTATCCACCAAACTCTTACAGATTTCCATTTACCAGAAGATGTTTTAAATTTTTTAACTATTGAACTTTCTTCATTATTCATCTCTTTCAATCGCTCTTGAACTTGTGCTCTCGTATAAGAATCGAATTTTTTCTGTCTCATATACTCCATTAAAGAATCTAATCTAAAATAAGTTTTACCTTCCTCTATTTCTGTGTACGGTTTACCCAACATTATTTCTTCAAATGTTTGTGCTTGTATTCTTCCTGTACAATAAGATTCTAAAATAGACATGAACTGTCCCTTGTACGTTAGTTCTTCTGGAACTTGTATTTCATTACATTTTTCCATTAAACCATTAACTGTCATTTCCCAATCAGCATCTTTAAGTTTAGGGGGCATAACTTTTAATTGTTCCATACATGCTCTTTGAAATAGTCGTGGTGCTTGTAGTTCTTCTGTGGTTATCTCCAATCTTTGCCCACCAATATCCACGAACCATAGTCGTGGCTCTGACAAAATTACTGACAAGCCACTTATTGAAGGCATTGATGTAGCACCTATTCCTAGTTTCATTGTCCTACAAACACCTTGATTACAATGTGATGCCATGGGTTCTTCTTTACAAAGATATTGATATTCTTTTTTTTCTAATGTGTTTTGTATCGCCACAACTTCTTGTGCTGACAAAGGTGGATGAAAGTCTTTTACATTATGTTCTTCAAACTTTGTTTTCCAATTACTAGGATCAAGTTTCTGAAGGAAGACTCCTAAATGAAAAGCTGTTCTGTTTCTTTCTCCTTCAAATACACCGATAGCCAACTTAGTCCGAAGACAAGGTATATAATTAGGTAAGAGATCTACAGGTCCACCGATAGGAAGTGTTAAAAAATCTTTAGGTAACGTCTTGACTTTTTGTATTTCTTGGATGAATTCTTCAAGAGATGCTTCGACATAGTTCCCGTCTCTTTTGATGATGGCATATCTGAGAGTCTGATCCGAGTCATAATACGGAAGATTAATAAAGTTACCAACATCACCTCTCTCGACAAGAATCTGTTCTTGTTTAGGGAATATCTCACACCTGCCGTGGCCAAGTGCTGAAGAAATCTCCGCAGCCTTGTCTCTAAAATCCCCTGCATTCATCCACTCCTTAAAGAAAAAGAATATATGTGCACCACCCGATTTACTACGGCACACGATACACGGAACATTGAGTTCCTCTAATTTGTCTACTAATTTATTATGATCTAACGGGTATTGATCAATATCCAAAGCCCCAAACTTACATTTATTTTCCTCGTTAATTGGAATAGCACCAACACCTTTTCTACCTTGGATATGGCCTTGTATTAACTCTAATGTAAGAGGGTTTCTTACTATAAATGATTTGGCTTTTTGTTTTCCTGCTGTACGTTCTTGTGACACTTCTGTTTGACCATGAGCCGTACTAAACCCAATAAATGCCTCTAATAATTCTTCTGCTAAATTCACTCTTCACTCCATAAAAAAAGAGCCGTGACTTGGAGGAATAGCCACGACCCTTACTAATTAAAACGGTACTTCATCATCCTTCTGTGCACTCTGCATTTCATCAGCAGGTGCGGAAGCCGTTTTAATCTCCCCTTTTCTAAAACTTTGATACATAGTCCTAGCTTCTAACATCATAGCTTCTAGTTCTTTTGACATCTCAGTTACTCTTTCGATCTTGTAGTTATACCAACTACCTTGATCGTTACTTTCTGCAATAGTTTGAATACTCCATGCAGTTCCGTACAAGGGCATTGGCTTACCCGAAGGTAATCTTATGCCGTTCTTAATAGTATTCCATCTACGAGACACTTTTAATTGTGTCTTTTTCATGTCGAGAATAGCTGGTGCTCCGAGTTTAGTTTCGGGATCCATAGCCATCACAACATGCTGATGGGTTCTGACCAACTCATTACCAGAAGGCAGTATTTCTGCTGCACCTTCACGAGTTGTAATGGTTATATCCTTATCATCTGGAGATAGTTCTCTTATAAAACCACCACCACTTGATCTAAGTGCAAACTCTAAAAACTTCTTTTCAAAGAAACACGGTACAACAATTACACCTTCGTCTGCCTTATATACTGATTGAGATACTGTATTAAATATATCTCCTTGTTCAGCACCTTTAATATACAAACTATCTTGTTTATTAAGTTGTGGAGATAATGCTTGTAGTATCCTTATAAAAGGTATCTGCATATCTTCGGTTGAAAAGTTTTCTAGTCCTGCACCTGCTTCCTCTTCAAGTAATGAAGACAAGTTAGATGGTGCTACTTCCGTAGCTTGTTTTTCTGCAACTGCGTTAGCCATTATTTTGCTCCCTTTATTTTTGCACGATTGCCTACATATATACCGAATACATCAAAGTCAATTTCTTGATTATTCTCTATTCGGTTCTTCGCCCAAGTCCTTAATGTCATTGGATGTATGTGAGTTTTTTGAGCAGGTGTTAAACCCTGGTTTCTTAAATCATCAACCACGGCTCCCGCTATGTTATCTTGGCCCATACCAAAACCAACAACAACTTCGTTCTTAATTATATCGCCTTCTCCAATAGAACGAATAAAACTAAATGCTTCTTCTCTTCTATCATCGGGGATTCTAGCTGATACAAATTTATCAATGGACACTTTATTGCCATCAACAGTAAGACTTTCAACACCGAGTTGTTCCATCAATGAAGGAATGTCTTCTTCATCAACAGTTCTTTTTCTTTGTTGTAAATCTTTAAGGTGTTGTTCGGCATCCTTAATCTCTTTATCGAGATCAATGGATTGCCTTATCAAACTAGAGAGTCTTGAAGTCTCTCCTTCGCTAACTTTATTAAATGCTTGAGGATTAGCTGCCTCTTCTTCGAATAGTGAAAACACATCACTCATCGTTCTCTCCTTCTTGTTTAAAGTTTATACCCTTCGGTATTGGTTCTAAGGTTTTATACCCTAGCTTTTTGTTTGTCAATAGAATTCGTCTGACTCTTTTTCCACATATATTCTTGCTTTGTGAGAAAAGATATCTGACCACCTATTGATCTATCATTGTCTTCCGACAATTCTTTAAGCATATTCCATGTTTTAATTGGTACTGCTACTGATTTCCATTTATCTGGATCCATTTTATTCTCCCTTTTCTTATTTATGCCCAGTTTTTTGTATATTGTCAAAGATTTTCTTACATTCAATTAAACTTTTTTCTAGTGCATAGTTCCAAGACCTTTCTATTAAATTTTTATCATACTCAAATGTATCTATATGAACTTTTTTAGTTAGTCCTGGTAAAGATTCTACACTCATAAACTGTATGCTTCTTTGAGGTAGGGCCACCAAAGCTATTATGTCGCAATCAAATTTAGTGTAAGGCCTTTTTGGTTTTCCTTTTGATGTAGAAAAACAATAACATTTTTTCTTGTCAACAGAAGTGGCTGTCTTTACTTCTATTCGTTGAGCCAAAAGAACACCATCACCTTTTACAGCTACAACATCTGTTCCGTCTTGTTTTATAAGATCACATTCAACACCTAACATTGTAAGTTCAAAGGCTGTAAAAAGTTCTCCTGCCGTACCTGTTAATTTTTCTGCTCTTATCATTAATCATTCCTTTTCGGTGATACTTTTAACCATTCTCGTGCTTCTTCTCCTAATGTTTTTCCCGCTAAAGTAATTTTTGATTGTAATACTTTAACAATATGTACATCAATACTATCGGGGACAACCAAATCAACATACAAAACATTATTCTTTTGTCCTATTCGATGGCATCGATCTTCTGATTGTATCCTAGTTTCAAGATTAAAATCATTTGAATAATAAATAACATTGGTGGCTGCTGTGAGTGTCAAACCTCTTCCCGCTGTTTGTGCATTACCCACAAAGAATCTTGTTTCTTTATCATTTTGAAATCTATCAATGGCCTTGTCTCTATCTTCTTGTGAAGTGTCCCCATAATATGTGACCACGGTGCCCGATCCATAGGTTTTATCCAAAGCCTTTTTTATCTTTTTTATATCATGTCTAAATCTTGACCATATAATCACCTTACCATCCATTTCTTCTATGGTATCCAACATAGCATCTATTCGATGATTGGCTATTTCAACTGTTTCTCCATCATCTGTAACAAGATAGCCACATAGTAATTGTTGAAGCCTAAGTAAACGAGTCATGACTTCGGGTGCAGTAACCATATCCCCTCCATCAAGTAATGCTACAGCACTATCTTTCATACTATTATAATATTTGATTTGATCTGAAGTTAAATTCACTTGTCTAGTTGTATATATTTTTTCGGGTAAATCTAATGCTTGATCTTTTGTAACTCTATAAGCGAACCTTTTGAGTTTATCTGTTAGTTCTTCTAGATTTTTAAAACCAACAACTTGTTGGAAGCTATGATTACCTATTCTTGTTTGTCTTATAATGGCATATCTTCCTTGGAAAGACCAATAGCTATCAAATCCTAATAAAGATTTATCTAAAAATGCACATTGAGAATACAAGTCCATAGGGGATTGTGTTATCGGAGAACCAGTAAGTATTCTTTTATACTTAGCTGACTCTCCAATTCTCAACACGGCTTTAGTTCTTTTAGCTTTTATATTTTTAATTGTTGTTGATTCATCTACGGCCAATATAAAATTACTTCTATGAATAAAAGCATCTAAATATCTTATCACTTTTGCAGTAGCAAAGGCTTCTACATTAACTAATAAAATTCTTAACTTGTCTCTAGCTTTGACACCCTCTTCTAGAATAGTTTTTTCTGTTTTGTTAGCACTTGCTTTCCAAACATATACATTCTTTTCTACATCATCAGGTAAGTGAGTTGGAATTTCTGAATTTTTCCAATTCATATACACACCTTTAGGTGCTATCACAATGGCTGTATCTATTTTTTTATTTTCATATAACCAGGTTATATTATCAATCAATACTTTTGATTTACCACAACCCATCTCCATGAAGTAAGCATAATTATCTCTAGCAAAACTTCTGAATAAAGCCTCTTTTTGATGAGCATAAGGCTTTGTTTTATATTTAAATGACATTTATTGATTCCCCTCATTTTATGTCTCGTCAAACCAACTTAGTGTTGAACTAGCTGATCTTATTTCTGCTATCTTTCCTCGATATGGTTCTTCGGGTTTAACTGCATCGGGATGATCTGTCCCTCTCCAATCTGATTCGGGCAACTCTCTTTCTTCTTCAGTTGTTAAGAAAGGTCCCCAATATCCTCCCGACCCCTCAAGGTAGTTTCTCTTTTTCCTTTTCCAATCTTCAAGCCGAGCTATCTGAAGGATCGTCTTTATCGGTGTCCCAATCTGGTTCGAAATTGATTGTGTATCGTGTCCCAGACTCCACATCCTTTTTGCCACTGCCACGGCTAGGTGGGGGTGGTTTGGGAAAGTAGATGATGTTATCTCCACCGACAGAGTGTATGTCTTTTTTTTCATTCTTTTTATCCATCACTCTCCTCCTCTTCAAGCCCTTGCATGATAGCGAACCTTGCAGACTCAAGATGCCAAAGCACCTCAGCTGGATCTTTCATTGTTGTTATCATTTGAACCATATGATCTTCTTTGCTTGTTCCTAAAACTACAATTTGTTCAAATTGTTCGGCAGCCAACTCGCACACTCTCGGCACGGGTTTAGCTGTTTTCCTTATTTTATAAGGGAATTGCACTACATTGTCACTCATTTTAATTGTGAGCCTTGGCAACAATCATCCACAACACTATGGCACAAAACACATTGCTCATGACCATGTATGTTAACAGTCTGTAATGTGCCTTGACATCTAGGGCATCTCGGCAAACAATGTGTTTTAATTTCTTCTTTTTCCCATTCATAATTTACTTCTTTTTCCATTTTTCATTTATCTCCATTCTTAATGAGTGAGTGTGACCATTGTACTTCATCTCAAGGTATTTACTAGCTAATCTTCTTGCGTCTCTAGCCTCTTCTTCCATGCCTACCGATGCAAACTCCACGGCTTCTTCTTCAAATCTTTTTATAAGAGAGTCTATAAGCCTCATAGTCTTTCTCCTCAACTTCATTAGCATCAGCATCTACAATATCATAACCATGTGTATACCATGCTATTTTATCTTCTTCTTTTGTAATCGCTTTATCTATCGCTTCATCCAAATCAAAGGCACGAACTCTCGTAATTCTTTTCAAATTAACATATGTCTCAATATAAAAATCTTCTTCTTTTTGTTTTTGATAACCACTTTTTTGTTTCTTTTTAAAGTTTCTTTTTAAAGTTTCTTTTTTCAATGCTTTCATTTTTTCTCTCCCTTTTTATATCTGTATCTTACTCCGTCTCTTGCCGATCCATGCTTGGCAGTATATCTAAGATGGTTGTTCCCACCTTTATCCATGATGTCACTTAACATGGAATGCCCACCCGTAAATGGTTGAATCGTAGGCTCATGGTA